GGTAACTGTCCCCAGCGAATCGTTGGAACCATAAATCCCATTTCACGAGCCTTCTTTGTAAGTTGGGAGAATACCTTAATCTGCTGCCCCCGTTCTACGAGGAAGCAAAGTGGTACCCAGGTAGCTTTAGCCATCTCAAGGAGATTGAGTAGGATACACATCTTCTTCATCAGTCTGTGTGGTAACAGTGTATCCTTGATACAGTACTCTGCAACTTCTCGTAGCTTCACGGGATCACCTTCTAGATACCGAGCAAACATTTCCTTTGGGGCCATGTCAATCTTTTGATCTCCAAGATAGAGCTTGGAAACTTCATTGAGTTTGTAACTGTCAAGTTTGTACCCCTTCTTTACCTCATGGAACAAATCAAAAATGAAACGACCACTCATTGGGAGGAGCTTCAGTACATTATCACCCAAAGCACTTGAACTCAACTTCTTGATGGAAATCTCACATGTCTGTGATTTCAATTTACCCATCTTGAAAAATTCAGGGTTACAACCAGTAATAAACGCCCTTGTATAAATGTAGTTAAGATCAAAACCAAAAATATTCCATCCAGTAATGATGTCTACATCTTTCTCGTGTATATACTTCTGAAATGCCTCGAGCATCTCCCTTTCCGTATCAAAACTAATAATAGTAGAACCTTCTAAGTTTGTATCAGTTTTCTTGTAGCAAAGGCACGTTTTATCGTAGGGTTCATCGTTACCAAATTTACACAAAGAAATAGCAATTTGGAAACACGCGTCACCTCTTACGTCTGGATCCGGGAATTTACCAGTAGAACTGTTACACTCAATATCAACCGATGCCACAACAAATGGAGCAATGTCATCGCGTGCGACGGGCTTTAGGGTTTTCCAGTCATTACAGAAAAGATCAATATTCACCTTGGCCAAGTGTGTGCGAACACAATTATCACCAGAGTTTAACCAACCAGTTGATTGGATACCTGTTCTATGCATCAAACGAAGTACGGGATCAATATTAGACTCAAAAACTTTGAATCTTTCAGTACCATAGGAGAATTGAATAGGATTCTTCAACATATAATCAACACGACGCCGGCTCGCTAAATTTTTGAAATCCAATTTCATATAGGAAAATTCCTTATTATTTTGAAAACCCCAAACATCCTTAGACCTCATAATAGAATACGAAACCAGACAATTGGGACTCTTTTTGTCCAGAACTCGGTAGATTTCTTGGACTTTTTGTTGCGTGACATGTTCAGGAAGCTTGACGAAGAAGTATGGTGTAAACGCAGTTGTTACACAAATAGATTTACCATTCTCAGTCTTACCAAAAATACTCACTAAATGCTCCTCATCCGTGTCGACTGTTTCCCATGTGAGTGCTTGAAATTCAACACCCATCCCGATATGTATACATTGAGCTAAAATTTTAATATCGTTTACTAATAAATGTCAGCTGCTTTAATTGACCTCGTGTCGGTGGGTGTCCAGGACGTCTACATCACTGGTCAGCCCGAGGTGTCGTTTTTTAGACAAAATTATAAGAGGTATACCAACTTCGCAATCAAGCCAGAGAGGCTCGACTACATCGGTACCTTCGGTAGCGGTAATGAGGTTACCATTCCCATCAAGACAAAGGGTGATCTCTTGAGTTATGTGTGGATTGAGGCTGAGAACATCGGTGGCGTTGGTAACGCCGATACCGGTTTCTTCGACAAGGATGATTCCACCACCACTGAGTTCCAGCTTTGGATTGGTGGCCAAAAGGTTTCCCAGATTGATGCCCTCTACATCCAGGGTGTCCATAACCTTTTGTACAAGGATACTCAAGCCAAGGCTTCTTGTGCTTTGACCCTTGATGAGTGTCCCCAAAATGCGTTAGGTTCGTCTACTTCAGCGAACCATTACGTTCTCCCATTCTTCTTCTCGGACGACTGGACTAAGTCTCTCCCATTAGTCGGATTACAATATCACGATGTGGAGATCAGGGTGAAGTGTAGGAATGGTACGTTTGCTCCCAGCAACGTCAAGGTATTTGGTACGTATGTGTACCTTGATACCCCCGAACGTGATTTCTTCGCCAACAATGAGCACGAGATTCTCTTCACCCAAACTCAACACCAACTCATGAGTGCCGCGGATACCGAGGTTGATCTTACCTACTTCAACCACCCAGTCAAGGCTGTCCACGTTGTTTCTTCGGAGGCTGATACCAATAAGTGGTCTACTAACTGGACTTTCGATACCGCCACTCTCTACATTAACGGTACACCTCTCTTTGAGAATATGTCCGCCGCCTTCCATCACAACGTTGTCCCAGAGATGCACTGCTCTGTTCTCCCCCAAGATGCTCTCAGCACTGTATCCACCTTCACTTGGCCTTTCTGCATCACTATGAACAAGTCCCAGCCAACTGGAACCCTAAATTTCAGCCGAATTGATACTGCCAAGTTATCCCTCGCGGGTACTGGCACCAGGAACGGTAACATGGTTCGCGCGTACGCCGTAAATTACAATATTTTACGTGTAAAGAATGGTATGGGCGGTGTCGCTTTCGGAAACTAAAGTGCCTAAGTTAAAGTTTCAATAGTAAAATTTAAGTAAAATGGTAAAATCATCTTCACGTCCCCGAAAAGCGTCCAAGTTCACGATTGATCTTGGACCTGAAATTGACAGGGTTGTCAAGAAGAAACTCCACACACGTGATGTAAAAATTAGAAAACAGAAAGTCATCATTTTGGGTCTCAAAAAGGAACGTGATGAACTCAGGACTCGTAACAGTGAGGTAAATGATTTGAAAATGAAGAAACAAAAAACGTATGTCTCCAATCTTCAAGTCATGGTAACTGACCTCACGAACAAGTTGAAAGAGGCGGAAGTGAAGTTGACAACCGTTACAAAATCCCAAACTCTGACAGATGACCAAAAAACAGCTCTGGAATTAGGTTCTAAGAAGATCAGTATCAATAACACTACCGTAGAAACAGCCCGAAAAAGTATACTGAAAGGTAAATCTATGTACAATATGAAAACTAGAACTCAACAATTCATCAAACAAGCCGGACTCTGGGAAGAGTTTCAGGAGTTGGAGAGGACGATCAAGAACGTACCCAGAGTTGCGAGAGTAAAAGGAATGTTCGGTGTTTGATACCTAGACCCAAGGAGCGAAACGTTTCTTCCGTGGTGGCTTCTTCTTACCTAAATTATAGAGTTTACGAAGTACGTATATATAGAAAACGCCTAGAGGAGCTAGTTTCATTTAATATAACGACGATTTTTTAATAATCTTTCTAAACGTTCCTTCTCTCTTCTCATAAAAATTGAAAGTTCCACTAGATCTCCTTCTAATTTAACTTTACCCGCCTGTCTCACCCAAACTGTTTGTTCTACACGAACCATGTCAACGCAAGACATCTTAGTATCTGGTGCATTACTATGATGTATGGCGAGTACAGTAGCATCTTTACGAGTCTCCTTTGGTAACGGATTACTTTCATTACATATAACTACGTGAGCACCAGAGTATCCAGCTACATGCATCCACCAGTATTTCGGTGCACTTGATATTGTGAGTCTATCATTCTCTTTCGCATTTTCACCCACCCGTATGATGGTACCATCGAGTGATGTATATTCAAGCATAACTATTCTTATATTTTTTTCCTTATATTCTATTAATGCACGTCGTATTACAACCAAGTCCTACCATAACACATAAATATAGAGTAACGTTACCAAATAAACGCAGTATCGATTTTGGTGAGAAGGGTTTTCAGCATTATCCAGATCATGGTAATCCAAGACTTATGCGTGCACAACTTCTTAGGAAAGGTGCTATCGTTCCTAAGGAGCTGCGAATAGAGACGAATCCGTATGAGATACAGAAAGAAATGTTGAAAATCAGGGAAAGTTCTAAAGAGGATTGGGAAGATTTCTTCCGGGCCGAATATTGGGAGAGGTGGATATTATGGTCTTACCCGAATGTCAATAAAGCCAAATTATCTATGACTATGAGTCATGGTATACTTTTTATGCCTAGAGCTGAAGATTTATGGTTTACTGACCTGTAGATCCAAAACCTCCATCACCCCTGAGTGTCTCATCGAGTAGACCAATTTCTTTGATCATAGGTGTATCACACCTTTCCAAAATAAGTTGAGCGATACGATCACCCTTCTTGATTTCAAAGTCTTCCGTACCATGATTGAATAGGACGACCTTGACTTCACCGGTATAATCAGGATCAATAACACCGGCACCGACGTTGATACAGTGCTTCACAGCTAGACCAGAACGAGGAGCTACACGTCCATACAGACCATCTGGTATAGACAAAGCAATGCCAGTCCCAACTAAAGCTCTCCCCGCCTGACACGGTACAGTCGCAGCTTCGGAGCTATATAAATCATATCCCACAGCACCATCAGAACCACGAGTAGGCAAACGAGCATCGTAACAAAG